GAGAAGTTAAATTCTAAAAAGATCGTAGATACTTTAGTATTATCCAGGCTTTTTAATCCTGTTCGTGAAGGAGGACATGGCTTAGAAGCTTGGGGCTATCGATTAGGGTATCATAAAATTGAGTTTGATAGTTACACAGAATTTTCAGAAGACATGATTACTTACTGCGAAAGAGATGTGCGACTAAATTATTTAGTGTACAACAAACTGAAAGAAGAGAGTGCAGGGTTTTCTATGGACTCTGTAAACATTGAACACAAGGTAGCAGATATTATTAATCGTCAAAGACTGAAAGGGTTTTACTTTGATGACCATAAAGCTACTGCTTTGTTAGATCAGCTTAATAAACGAATGAACGAAGTAAAACAAGAAGTACAGGAAGTGTTAGGGGATCGTGAAACTTCTATCAAAATCTATCCTAAACTAACTAAAACTGGTAGACTTTCTAAAATGGGAGTAACTGAACAAGGTAATAATATTCGTCTTGCTGAACAAGAATATGTTGCTTTGAAGTGGCAACAAGATACAGCAGATAAATGTAATCCTGTTATTAGAATAGAAACAGAAGAGTTTAATTTAGGATCACGGAAGCAAATAGGTGATAGACTACAAGAACTAGGGTGGAGACCTAATAAGTTTACTCCTACTGGTCAGCCTATGGTAGATGAATCTATATTAAAGAACATTCAAATACACGAAGCGCAGTTAATAGCTGAGTATTTAATGCTACAGAAGCGTATAGCTCAGATAACTTCTTGGTTAAAAGAATTGCAAACAGATGGTAGAATACATGGATTCGTTAACCATAATGGTACAATCACATCTAGGATGACACATAGATCTCCTAACGCTGCTCAAATACCTAGTGTTAGTTCAGAGTATGGTAAAGAGTGTAGAGAGATCTGGACTGTACCGCCTGGATATAAACTAACAGGTGCAGACGCTAGTTCTTTAGAGCTTCGTTGTCTAGCACACTATATGAATGATGAGGATTTTACTAATGAAATACTCCACGGAGACATACACACCACTAATCAACATCTTGCAGGATTGGAATCAAGAAATAAGGCGAAGACTTTCATCTATGCCCTTTGTTTCGGAGCTGGAGACAAAAAGTTGTCAACAATTCTTGGAGGAGACACAAAACATGCTAAAGCAGTTAGACAACGCTTCTTTGATAATCTCCCATCATTCAAATCTCTTAAAGATAGAGTTACAAGAGCAGCAACAAAGGGATATATTAAAGGATTAGATGGACGTAGAGTATTTATACGCTCTGAACATGCTGCTTTGAATACGTTATTGCAGAGTGCAGGTGCTATTATCATGAAGAAAGCTTTAATTATTCTAGATAAACGCATACATAACTTTGATGCTCATGTAGTTGCTAACGTCCACGATGAATGGCAGATAGAGGTGAGGGAAGACCAAGCTCACACTGTCGGTGAGATAGCTGTTGAAGCTATACGTCAAGCAGGTATTGATCTTAATTTAAATTGTCCTTTAGATGGAGAATATAATGTCGGAAGTAATTGGGCCGAAACTCACTAAAATTAACCCCAAAACAAATAAGCCTTATTATTATAAAGATAATCCTGAAGCTGTTAAAGCTAGGGATTCTAAAAGAATGTATGTTAATGGTAAAGAAGTATCAAAGAAACATCCTTTGTATAAACCTGGAAAATATAAAGGTTTTACTGACGCAGCGTTTAGTTCACTACAAAACTATGCAGAAGCTAAAGAAGGACAAGTATATATCATATGCAATCCATCCTTTCGTAATTGGTGTAAAGTAGGCATGGCTGTAGATGCAGAAGATAGATTAAAACAATATCAAACGTCTTCACCTCACAGAGATTACGAGTTAGTTAAATGTTATAACACTTCTAATAGAAGGGAAACAGAAACAAAAGCTCATGCAGAACTAGAAAAACATTACAAACGTAAAGGTGAATGGTTTATGTGTACTGGTTATAATGCTCAAAAAATTTTAGATGCAATGCTTGAAACAGAAGGAGAACAACTTGGCTTATTCTAAAGACTTAGAAGACTTGGTAGACGATATATACGAGAGCTTAGCTCCGCTATCTGAAAACAAACCTATTAAATTAACTGATGAAGTTATAGACGATACCGTTGAAGCACTCAGGGAAGCTTTAGTGCATTGGGCCAGGCCTTCTGAACGTAATAGAAACTTTGCTATTCGTATGTCGAATGTAGGTAGACCTGCTAGACAGTTATGGTATGAAAAGAATATACCTAACGAAAACATAATGAGTGCTTCTAATCAAATACGTTTTTTGTACGGTCATATCTTAGAAGCAGTTTTAATTATGCTTGTTAAACTATCAGGTCACAAAGTAACTGATGAGCAGAAAGAAGTTGAAGTAGAAGGTATTAAAGGACATATAGATTGTAAGATTGATGGCGAAGTGGTCGATATTAAGACTGCATCTAGGTTATCTTTTAATAAATTCCAAGCTGGTAAATTACCAGAAGATGATCCTTTTGGATATATCGATCAACTATCTTCTTATGAAGAAGCTGAAGGCACAGATGATGGAGGCTTTTTAGTTATTAATAAAGAAACAGGAGAGCTTTGTTTTTATCAACCAGGTTTTGTTTATAAATCACATATGCCTGATAAAATAAATGACTTGAAAAGTAAAATGGAACTTGACTCTCCTCCTGAATTGTGCTATCTTCCAGTACCAGAGGGCGTGAAAGGTAACATGAAACTCCCTCGTCCCTGCCAGTATTGTCAATTTAAATTTGAATGTCACAAAGATTCTAATGATGGTAAAGGTCTTCGAGTATTCCAGTATGCTAGAGGCCCTATGTACTTTACTAACATTGAGTCAGAACCTAAAGTGGAAGAAATAACATGAACTCAAAACTAATGAAGAAAATATCTTTTAAATCTGATGTGCTATTATTAGAGTGGCTAGAAAGTTTACTAAGTTCAGAAGAAGCAGATCAAGTTACAATCAATAATTTTAAAACTTTACTGCCTACAGATCGTTATTTTTATAAGAAACGAACTTTACATTTAAGTGCTTACACTTCTAAATGGATGCGTAAAATATTAAAGCGATTAGTTCAAAGCGGCAAGAAACTAGATGACATAACATTAGAAGACATTGAGCATTATAGGACTTCAAAATTACTATAGTAAATATAAAAAAAGGTAAGCGTAAACCTAGACGTAAACGCCCTTCTAAAATTAAAGGGTATGATTCAATATGGGAAGCAGTACTACACGATACAATTTTAAAGAATTGGTTTCATCATACTGACAAAGTTTCTTATGTAACTGAACATACTTATGAACCTGACTTTGTAAAAGAAATAAAAGATAAAACTATTTTGTTAGAAGCAAAGGGCAGGTTTTGGGATCATGCAGAATTTAGTAAATACATTTGGGTTCGCAAAGCATTGCCTGAAAACACTGAGTTAGTTTTTTTATTTGCTAATCCTTCTGCCCCTATGCCTGGAGCTAAACGAAGAAAAGATGGTACTAAACGATCTCATGCAGAGTGGGCTGATTCTCACAACTTCAGATGGTTTAGTGAAGAATCTATTCCTAATTCATGGATAGATAGGGGAGCTAGAGAAACAGAAGAATTTAAACAACGTCTTGAACTAAAGGAGCAAGAATGAGCAGAGTGAGTATAGATGAGGTGTCGCCACAGGAATGGGATGCTTACAATCGCAAAAGGATCAACGCTATGAAAGATCCTAATAACTATAATAAAAAAGGCGAGACAGACCAAGAAAGTATTGATGCGTTAGATACAAAGATGGAAACAGATATTTTTGAACCTAGCAAATTTTACCATCATGAAACTGATCACATTAAAAATGTTTCTAATCAAATCAAAGATAACGTAAACAATCCTAGCCACTACAATTCTGGAGCAGTAGAATGTATTGACGCTATTGAAGCTATGTTATCGGAAGAAGAATATATAGGTTACTTACGAGGTAACAGTCTCAAGTATCGCTGGAGATTTAGATACAAAGGTAAACCGATTGAGGATTTACAAAAAGCTAATTGGTATGAACAAAGACTTATAACATTTATGAAGGAGAATAAAAATGTCTTGGGATCGAAAGGCTGAACGTAAAGAAAAATTTGAAAAGAAACACAAAGCTAAAACAAAACAACATCAAAAAGAACGAACAAGAAATAAGGAAGAAACACATGACTCTAACCGCAACTCAAAAAGTAGGTAAACAAATTTATTTAGGCATAGAAATTAATTATGATAAAGATAAAGAGTTAAATAACTTTTCTTTAGATACTCTTAAAGATAGATATTTCTGGAACAAAAATGGAGAAACTCATGCTCAAGAAGCTTTCGCAAGGGCTGCTATATTTGGCAGCACTTATAAGAATACAACTGATTATCTTTTGGCACAAAGACTTTATAACTATGCAAGTGATCGCTGGTTTATGTTTAGCACTCCTATACTTAGCAACGGAGGAACTAGCCGTGGTCAACCTATTAGCTGCTTCCTTAATTCTGTTGGTGATTCAAGGGATGGTCTCGCTAATCACTATGTTGAAAACATATGGCTTGCATCTGGAGGTGGAGGTATCGGTGGGTGCTGGTCTAGCATTCGCAGTAATGGTACTAGTACTTCTAGTGGCAGTAAGTCTACTGGTTCTATCCCTTTCATGCATGTCGTAGATTCTTTAATGTTGGCCTTCAACCAGGGTACAACAAGAAGAGGATCTTACGCTGCCTATATGGATATAAGTCATCCAGAAGTAGAAGAGTTTATTAACATGCGTAAAACTACAGGAGGAGATTTAAATCGTAAATCTTTAAATCTTCACAATGCTATAACTGTTAATGATCAATTTCTTAAAGCTGTACAGGATAACGCAGAATGGAGATTGATAGATCCTAAAAGTAATACAGCAGTTAAAATTGTACCTGCTAGAGATCTATGGTTTCAAATTATACATACAAGAGCAGAAACAGGCGAACCTTACATTATAAATTTAGATCGCTGTAACGAAGCATTACCAACTCAGCAAAAAGATTTAGGCTTGGAAGTTACTCAAAGTAATTTATGTTCTGAAATAACTTTACCTACAAACGAAGAAAGAACAGCGGTTTGTTGCTTATCTAGTGTTAATTTAGAATACTTTGATGAATGGAAAAATTCAAATGAATTTATAGATGATATGATAACTATGTTAGATAATGTCCTAGAACACTTTATTGAAAATGCAGTAGATACTAAAGGGCTAGGTAAATACAATGCAAACTACGAGAGGTTTATTAATTATGTTAAAGAAGGCCCTAACAAAGGTTTTACAAAATCCGCTTATTCAGCATATCGAGAACGCGCAATCGGCCTTGGGGCGATGGGGTTTTGCAGTTACTTACAGCGTAACGGAATTAATTTTGAGAGTATGTACGCCACAAGTTTCAATCATAGAGCATTCTCCCACATCAAAAACAGAGCTATTGAATCTAGTAGGCGTTTGGCTGAAGAACGTGGGGAAGCTCCTGATATGGTTGGTAGCGGTCTCAGGAATTCTCATCTTCTTGCTATCGCTCCTAACGCTAGTAGTTCTATTATATGCGGTGGAACTAGCCCTAGTGTGGAGCCTCAAAGGGCCAATGTATTTACGCACAAGACTCTTACCGGGAGTTACAAAGTTAAAAACAAATATCTTGAAGCTCTTCTCAAAAAGAAAGGAATAAATAATGAAGAAACGTGGAAGGATATTGCAGCTCATGAAGGCTCTGTTCAACATCTTGATCAACTATCTGAAGAAGAAAAGGAGATATTTAAAACAGCACCTGAACTTAACCAACTATGGATCGTTGAACATGCACACCAAAGACAACAATACATATGTCAAAGCCAAAGCATTAACTTATTCTTTACTTTTCCAAAGGCTACAGAACCCCAAGACGTTCATGATTCTTATTTGGAGTACGTTAATTCTGTTCATTGGGCTGGTGCTAATAAATTAAAGTCTTTGTATTATTTAAGATCTGATGCAGCTAGAGCAACAGAAAATGTTAACATTAAAATACCTAAAATAAATTTAGAAGACATGGAGTGTTTAAGTTGTGAAGGGTAAGGCTTGGATAATTTGGAAATACACCATAGGAAGTTTTAGTGATGATAAAACTGTAGAGCATGATAATGCTATATCT